GGGGATACCGAGGTCCCAAGCCCCCCGTTCGATTACTTAAAGTGACCTCCAGTTTCACCTGGGTTTTGACAACCCAGCCTGGAGCATCACAGTTTGCCCGTACTGTGACTGTGACTAGTTCACAGCACGGACGTAAGCGAACGAGTAATCCGAACAGGGCTCGCGCACCATCTCTCAAAGTGATGAGTGACGAAGCTCAGCAACACTTGCCGAACATCCCAGACAAGGTCTTGTCAGGACCCTGTTTTGGACTGAGACGCTCACGCCAGCAAAGGCGCTACGTTTTCTAGGTTCGTGTTGGAAGAACTCCGTTCTCCTTCACTAAAAGAGTGGATAGGTGAACGAGAATCCTTCTCGGATTTTCGGGACCCCGCGAGACTACTTATCCTTGCGGATACACCCTTGCCGACAGGCTTGGTACCCTGTCAGTGATGGTGGCCTCGTTGAATCAGGTAGCTAGAGTAGCCGGGCACAGTGTTACCGCAAAGCAGACAGAGGCTTGAAGCTTCTACTCTTCTTTGCATAACTACTGTGCGGTCCCGCTAGGCTCGTAAGCGCCCAAATAGCAGCGTGGTAAGCGCTACCATAAGAACGCTCACTGCCACCGCAACTACTTGGGTAGCCCAGCGTCTAGCGGAGATCTTTGGACTCCCCGTCAGAAGGTGGGATCCTTATTACCGGTCCACTTGGTATGTGGACTGGTCGTAGGACCCTACTTCGCGGCGCAGGAGCTTCAACCACTACACTAGCCACCTCGATCACCGCTGGACTCCACTTAGCCTCAACGAACTCCCGACATACGTCGAGAATTGCTTTGGTTAACATGGAATCTGCAAGCGATAAAGAGTGGCTAGCTCTCATGGTGAATACTCCCTTGCTCACGAAGTACTTGGCGACACCCACGTTTAAGTAGGTATCGTCAGGCACTCTCTGAGTATCATCCCATCCTGCTATGGCTTGAAACTCGCGAGTTGAGTGGCGGGTAATACCCACCGCTCGCCCAAACTCTCGATTGAGAATTTGAGCACTCTCGAGGATCATTCCATTCAGGACTAGGATTAAGGGGCTATTCTGCCCAAGAGCCCTCCGGTAGGACTGGACATCCAAGCCTGGGAATTTCGCGCGGAACATACGGTTCAGCTTTGCGCTGATACTGTATGCATCGCGTTGGAATCTCCCAAAATCTCGTTCGACGAGCCGTTTCGCGGCCTCTATCCGAATGAGCTTCATCAGCTCATCGGTAGAGCTTGAAAGGGATAACCCTGACAAGTGCTGCGAGACAGGGATACCGAAGAACGCCTCGACTTGCTCAGCAAGAAGAGAGTGAACTCCCGTATCTTTGGCTTTCGCCAACGCGTCGAACACCATGTACAGCTTAACGACTCGCTCGCTTTGCGCGGGCTTGCCGAGAAGTTTGTATATGGCTGAGATTAGTTCCGGGTGCCTGGATATCTCTAGCGTCCACCCATGGTGCAGTTGCGTGGTTAGATAGTTGTGCAGAAGTGAATAACGCTTCCACACACTAAGTAACCCCCCAATAGAGAACCCTGTTACTTCCTCCCCTTTATGAATCCATCTCTTGGCAAACTCGTACGTGTCGTTAGACACATGCGTTTTCGCTTCAGAAATGGGCATATCGAGGGTTGATAACAGAGTCCGATATTGGTCCGCAACGGCTGCATTGGCAATAACGATGTCATCTCCTAGTAACGCGTAGTCCCAAAAGTGCGGGATTCCCGCTCTTAAGGCAGCTACGTGCACTATTAGATGATGCGTTAAAGCCATAGCACACCATGAGGAGTATGCCCCCATTGGTTGTCCGCAGTTATATTTAACTGACGGATTTCCTTTGGAGGTATACTCGTACCCAACAAGGACATTCGCCCATGCACTCGCTTTCTCTTTTCCGAACATCCTCTCGAACACCCTTAGCTGAAGTGCTAACGGCATTCGATCGGTTGCTGCGGTAAGATCGAGCGAGTGGAATGGACCAAGGGAGGCTAGCCTAGATTTAAAGCTTCCTTGATCAAAGGTACAATCAGTTCTTATCGCCCTCAAGACCTTGTTAAGGGCCTTGTGATAAGGGCGTAAGGCTGTTTGTGACCAATAATCGAGGATAGCAATAACTCTAGTTTTGCCTTCCTTGTCACTGAAGTACGAGAGTTTCCTAAGAGAAGACGTCTTAGGCGGAAATAAAGTAGCCCATATACGTGCTAAGCTCAGTTCGCCGAAACGGCCAACCATCAAGGCATTAATCAGCTTGCCCAGCGTGTCACCACCAAGAACTAGAAGGTTATCTAGTAATTGTTGTGGTAACACGGTAAGCTCGCTGACGCTTGTCAAGATGGCTTGTCCCAACGGACCTGACTTAGTCGACATATGGAATCTACTGAATTCCACCTTTACTGGACGGATACGTAAGTTGCGGCACGCATGGTTGAACTCTTTCTCCGTTATGGAGTCCGAGCCCCCCCATGGTGCTACAATCGTACTTATATCTAGCTTTGCCTCAAGGTGTATTCCTCTCAGTGACACTAAAAGTGTCAGTAAGAGTTTTATCCCTTGAGTGCTAGATGATAGCTCCTTCAAGTTGGACAGCCAAACCGGCCATCCAGTCTTGTCTAGAGCTACCCCATCCAGCGCGGAGAGTGGGTGTCCTGTGATATACCGAGTCACTGCAAGTCGTGAAGATTTCACGTACTTTACAGTAAAAGGTAGACCACGTTCACCGACTAACCGTAAGACGGTCTCAAAGTACTCCTGTACTAAGTGTCGGTAGGTTTGCATCTGCTCAGACAAGTAGAATGTTAGGATTATAGTGGTTAACTCCACTATTAGTCGCAGCATTCTATTATTGTTTGTAGCAGTATGTTAAACTTACTGGTACATCCTTGCATGTGCGTTCAGTCTCTTGTAGGTGAGGGGGCTAGCCTGCCTCAAGGTGGGGCTGCGACGTCCCTGACTCTACTAGCACGTTGCAAGGAGTCTCATATTCGGACTATCGGGGTGAGAGCCCCAGGTCTGAGTAGATTCTCCTTCGCAACACTGGTAGATTTAGGGCTGTCGCGTCTCCCTTGCAGCCGGCTACGTCTTTGGTTACCAACCTAAACTTCACCGGGTACGAGGAATAAGCAGACAGCTGCTAAAACAGCTGCAATGCCGGTTAGACCAGCAAGGCAGGGTGTTCACCTTCGGACAGAAGTAGTGGGCTAGGAAGACTTTAGATTCAGTAGGGGGGTCAGCCAGATCCTTCGAAAAGAATCAAGCTTTCTGCACACTTCACTTTCGATCCGTGTTGAATCCCTACCTAGCTGGTCTTGACTAGCCGGTCCCTCTGCCCAAAGGCTAGAGCTACCAGGGTTGCCATCCGTAAG